CATGGGCTAAACGAAAGCCATTTCCCCAGCTTTACGTTTAAATATATAAATCATCACGGTGAGTTGACTGCGACGCCGCAAGAACTTACACCTGCTAACCCCAGTAATTTAATGCTTTGTAGGTGGGACAATGAGTAAAGTATTATGTTCGATAGCTACCAGAGGTAGATACCATTCCACGTTACCGCTTGTCTTACAAGCGGTTATCAATCAAACATGGCTGCCTAACAAGATTGTTATTTTTGACGATAACGATGAGCCTCAAGATATGCGAAGTAACTTCATTTATGGTCATTTATTTGACCAAATGAACATTAAAGGCATCGAATGGGAGTGGCGCTATGCCACTAAACGAGGCCAGCATTTTATACATCAAGAAGCCAATACGATGGGCTATGATTGGGTCTGGCGAGTAGATGATGACTGCATTCCAGAGCCAACTGTATTACAAAGCTTGTATAGCCATGCGACTCAAATTGAAAATGTTGGCGCAGTTGGCGGGTCGATTATTACAGGTAAACCCGTAAACGCATCAAAATCGACCGGGCGGATAGAAAATATCAACAATGAACCAAACATTCAATGGGATTTTATTAAAGGCACCCGCGAAGTAATGCACTTGCATTGCTCTTTCTTGTATCGCGCTGGCGTTCACGATTTCAATCTAGGGTTATCCCGAGTGGCTCATCGTGAGGAAACGCTATTTACTTATGGCTTGTATCTAAAAGGATACAAAGTATTGACTGCGCCTTATGCAACATCATGGCACATGAAAAACCCTGAAGGCGGTATTAGAGCTGAAACCAAAAGAGAGATGTTTGACCATGACGAGCAAATTTTCAGAAACTTCATTAGCTATAGTGGGCGTCCTATTGTGGTACTTAATTGTGGCCTTGGGGATCACATTGTGTTCAGTAAAATACTGCCTGAGCTGGATAATCCGGTTGTGTTTACGTGCTATCCGGAAATTATTGCTGGTCGTTCTATAGCCGAAGCGCAGCATCTTTTTGGCGATCTAGATCAGTGGAACATATACAAGAAAATGGATCAGTGGAAATGGACGGACAGTCTAGAAAACGCGTATAGAAAGCTTTATTTATGATTCTGATACATCCTTTCGCCAAACCACTAATAAAAGGCGGCAATAACCCAAAAAACTACCCCTATTGGAAAGAATTAATTGGCTTGATTAAAGAACCCATTGTGCAAATCGGTGTAGAAGGTGAAGAGCAACCGGTTTCCGATTTTCGTAAGAATTTATCGATGCCCGAATTGCGTCAATTAATTAAAGATTGCCGCGTCTGGATTGGGGTCGATAGCTTTTTTCAGCATTTAGCGTGGAGTGAGGGAAAACCCGGAATAGTGCTTTGGTCGGTATCTGACCCCTTAATATTTGGGCATCCGGAGAATCGTAATTTACTGGTAAGTAGAGAGCATTTAGCCCCCAATCAATTCTTATGGTGGGATTACACAGCGTTTGACGAAAATAAGTTTGTAAAACCGTCAGAAGTGTTAAAATTCTTGTAACTTTTGGGCGTTTTTGGAGTGTTTTATGGATGGTATTGACAAACAAGAACTGATCGAACTTCTCAAAGAAGTGATCGTTGAAGCCGTTGAATCCCATCCATTAACGGATGAAGAAGTTCAATGGGTACGTTTAGCCATTCAAGAACAAGCCAAAAAAGCAGCGTTTCGCCAAGCGGTTATAGATAAAACATTATTAGGCCTATTAAGTTCAGGTATATTATGGGTCTGCTATCAAATTGTTGATCTCATTAAAACCCACTGGAAATAAAATGTTAAAACGAATCGTAGCTTTACTGACCAAAAAATCCGCAGCGCCTAAAATGGCGCCTTTTCCTGCCGAATTACCGGCAACAGAAAAGAAACAAATTGTTAAAAAAGCCACCACTCGTAAGCCAGCAGTCAAAAAAGTAGCGGCAAAAACACCGGCAAAAAAGACAGTTAAAAAACAAAAATGAAAGAACTTTGGGAAAAACTAAAGGCCTACGTTAAAGGCGCTTTTCGTTCTAAAACCATGTGGTTGGGCGGAATGATTTCTGCTTTGGGCGCCATTTCGGATAATTCCCAGTATTTGCGCGATCTGATTAAAGACGACATCGGTTTTAACACCATTATGATCGCAATCGGCGTAGCGGTATCTGTCCTGCGGATTATGACTACCCAGCCTTTGGATCAAAAATGACACCCAACATCTGGTTTAAAATGGCATTCATTTTTATTGGGTGTCTTTTTTGTGCCTTTTTGGGTTGGTATCCTGAGCATCTTGAGCTAGTCAACTACAAAGAAAAAGTAGCGGCAGACGCTAAAGTTCAAGAACAGCACAACAAAGATTTATTAGTTCAACAACAAATTATCACTAAAAAGGTACAAGATGATTATCAGAATAAGCTGGATCGCCTTAAGTCTTATTATGGTGGCCTGCACTACCCCAGTAGCAGTAAACTGTCCAGCTCCAGCCAAACCGTCCCCAGCTTTGATGGCACAGCCTCCGACCCACAATTTGTTGAAAAATGCGCTGCAACAACCCTCCAATTAGAGTCGCTTCAAGATTTCATTAACGAGCAATTAGGCTTAAAGTGACAAACAACGAAATCGCCCTCTTAAAAACTATTGGATTTTCAGAAATAGGCAGGGATCTGTTAGCCCATTCTGATAATGGCTACAACGTCCTATTTGGCGGCACATTGTTTCAAAGCTACAAAGACCATCCCCGCAAAGCGATTACAGCTAACGGCTTAACGTCTACGGCGGCTGGCAAATATCAGATTTTAGAGCGTACATTCGACGCCTACAAGCAGCGCGTAGGCGCAACGGACTTCTCCCCCCACTCGCAGGACATGATCGCTCTGGAGCTGATTAAAGAGCGCGGCGCCGAATTGATGATTAATGAAGGACATTTTCAAAATGCAATTATTCGATGCAATCCTATTTGGGCTAGTTTGCCTAATAGCCCCTATGGGCAACACACTAATACAATGGCTTATCTGGAAGCCTTTTATGTAAATGTAGGCGGTACACTGGCATGAGCGATATGTTTGACGATGCAAGCGATTTAGAGGCTATGCACAGGGATTTGGCAATTAACGCCATTCGTAGCCGTACTAAATCGAGTTTTACCGGTTATTGTCGGTATTGCAACGAAACTGTAAAACAGGGCGTGTTTTGCTCTGCCGAATGCCGCGAAGATCAAGAATTGATCGATCGTGTAGGTAAAATTAAAGGCGTACGATAACGGTGCGATATGAAGTATCACATCCGCCAAGTCGATACTAGTAATCAGGATGTGCAAGACGCCCTTATGGGGCTGCAACTGACCATATTAGATGGAACCAAGCCCGCCAAAGTAGATGTCGGCTATTGGTGGATGGTATATACCGAAACAGAAGAGATTGTTGGGTTTGCCGCTATGAAACAGAGTGTGCAATTTGCCGATTGCGTATTCTTTCATCGGTCTGGCGTATTGGAAGAACATACGGGCAATGGGCTTCAAAAACGGCTTATTAAAGCCCGAATGCGTAAAGCCAAACACATGGGGTTTAATTGGGCAGTGAGCGATACCACCCATAATCCACAGTCGTCTAATTCGCTCATTTCATGCGGATTTAAAATGTACCAGCCCTCTAAACCTTGGGGCTGGAAACATACGTGCTACTGGCGCTTAAAACTTACTTAATACCGTAAAACTTTTTCCAGCTTGAATACAGGCAATTAGCCCAAAAGTCATAAGCTTGCGCTGCTTGTTTTGCTAGTTCTTCATACTTTTCATACTGTTCTTCAAATAGATTCATATATAACTCCTTAAATAGGTTAATGACTCATTAATAAGTCATTTGTTGCAATGCAACAATTATAGCAAATCCCTACATTAAAGCATCTTCAAATTTATATTCTGGAGCCTTTTTTGCGCGCATAAACTTAAACCACCAGCCGGTTCGCAATGAACAAATAGCTACAGCTTCTTCACGTCTTGCGGCAATTCGCATAGGTTGATCGTTTTCGTCAAACACGATGTAGCTCATGGCATTAGCTCCTTGGGTGGGCGATCATCGCCTTCCGGATAGGTTTTGCTATATAGCGTCAGCATACGGATGTTACAGGCCACATGCGCTAAATGCGGTAAGCCAGACTCTTCATCTAAATCTTCACCGCGCTGCCATGCTGACAGATGCCGCAAAGCGCAAGCCAATGGTACCGACCACGGCATCCCTTTAGCCCAATTGTAAGCCGCATACTTTCGGCTGCCATATTCCCAAACGCGGGCTTCATCTTCCAGCGTCACCAATGGGATCAAACTAAAGTCGGGCTTGCCGCCGTTATAGCGGGCGCCAGATCCTTTGGCAGTGCTAGTAACATCACCAATACCGCCCAAGCCTGCGCCGCTTGGTTGCGGATTGCCTGCGCCAGTCCGATCATTGGCTAACGCAGCCGCCAAACGCATTACAGAATCGCGCATTTCATCT